CTAGTTGAATTATTATACCAAAGTTCTCCCAGTTGTATTGTACCAGGATCACCAGCTACCGTGGGAATAGTCACGCCTCTAAGTGCTTTATAAGTTGCCATGGACTATTTATCCTTTAATAGCCAGCCTTGAGTACTATCTGTAAATACCAATGTAAAGGCAGCTCTTTCTGTTGCTACTGTTAAGTCGTCTGTTGATCCGTGAATTTTTTCTGAACCATCTGCAGCAACTGTAAGATTATTTGAATCAAATGTTCCTGCATAATCTATAATTGAAACTTCATCTCCAATTGTTCCTGCAGGAAGTGTTACTGTCCATGCTGAAGAAGTTGTATTAGCAAATACACCTTGTCCTGCTGCTGCTGTAAAGTTAGCAGTTTTAACAGCTTGCCAAGAAGTTCCACCACCGATGTAAGTCTTCATATCCGTAACTGCACATTGGACCATCGTTCCATTGTCGTTAAGAATAATTCTGTCAGCATCAACTATTGTTGTAGATGTAGCACTTGTGCCTCCATCCATAAGATTTAATTCTGCTGCTGTGGATGCTACATTAGTGCCTCCAATATCCAATGTAGTCATGGATACTTCTCCTGCTACTGTTAATATAGCAGAACCTAAAGTTAAAAGATCTGTATCACTTGTATGTCCGATTGTTGTACCATTAGTAATTACATTATCAACTGTTAAAGTTGTTAAAGTACCAAGACTTGTTATATTTGTTTGTGCGGCTGTTGTAACTGTAGCCGCAGTACCAGAGGCATTTCCTGTTACGTCTCCTGTTATATCACCAACAAAAGCTGTTGATGTAATACTTGTTGCACCAGTTACTACACCTGCATCTACATTAATCGTACCATCTAAAACTATAGCTGAACCACCTGCTGGTGTAAGATTTAAAGCACCTGAGTTTGCTGTAATAGTATTACCATTAATACCAAGATTATCTACTGTTAGAGCAGTTAATGTTCCAAGACTTGTAATATTTGTTTGAGCTGCAGTTGTGACTGTAGCTGCCGTACCCGAAACATTTCCTGTAACATCGCCTGTTAAAGGACCAGCGAAAGCATCAGAGGTTACTGTACCATCAAAGTAAGCATTTTTAAATTCTAAAGAACTTGTACCTAAATCTATTTCATTATCAGTTACAGGAGATAATGCTCCGTCACCGATTGTTAATCTACCAGATCCACCTGTAGCTATTGTAATTACATCTGAACCACTAAAGGTTATCGAAGTATTTGTATCTCCATCACCTGCTATACTATCTAGTTGAACTGCGCCTACGTTGCTTAGTACAGCATCTCCGAAATCCAATGCTCCAGCGACTGTAAGTGTACCTGAAACATCTACGTTACCATTAATGTCTATTGTAGTTGCAGTTAATTCAATCTCAGTATCAGATACTAAGTCCAATACTCCGTCTGCTGATTGATATATGTATGTTCCACTATCTCCAAATTGTAATTGGTCTGTACTTGAGATAAGTAATCCTGTATCGGCTACATGAGTCAATGACACATCTTGGTCATCTCCAAAGTTTATAACTGCTCCGTCAGCTAAAAAGAGATCACTAAACTCTAAAGCACTTGTTCCTAATGCTGCTCCATCTGAAGCATCGGGAACAAAAGCTGTTGTAGCTGTAATTGTTGTACCTTGAACTGTTCCTGATGAAGTAATTGCACCTGAACCAATAGTTCCTAGTCCACTTACATTACCACTCGTATCGAATGTATAGTTTCCATCTGAAAAAGTTCCGTCAATAGTTACATTTCTAAATGTTCCTATATCTTTATTTGAATCTACGACTACTGCTTTACTTGCTGTAACTGTTCCTGCTGTTAAATCATCAATCTGTTCTATATCTGCTTCACTTATTGCAGCACTTCCCATTGTTAGCGATCCTGATAAATCAAGATTACCATTCATGTCTATAGTTGTAGCATTAATCTCAATCTCTGTGTCTGATACTAAGTCTAGAACACCATCGGCTGATTGATAAATATAAGTACCTGAATCACCAAACTGAAGTTGATCAGTACTTGAAAGAAGAATTCCTGTGTCGGCTACGTGGGTTAATGATACGTCTTGGTCATCTCCGAAGTTTATTACTGCACCATCGGCTAAGAATAAATCTGAGAACTCTAATGCAGATGTACCAAGTGCAGCACCATCAGATGCATCGGGTACAAAAGCCGTAGTAGCTGTTATTGTTGTTGCTTGGAAAGTTCCATTAGTTGTTAATCCAGTATCTGCTGAATGTGTTAATGTTATATCTTGATCATCACCAAAGTTTATGACTGCTCCATCTGCTAAAAATAAATCACTAAATTCTAGTGCAGATGTACCTAGTGCTGCACCATCAGATGCATCAGGCACGAAAGCTGTGGTTGCTGTAATTGTAGTACCTTGTAATGTACTAGAACCTGTGACAGCTCCTGTGACTGCTAAAGTACTTGATAGCGTAGTAGCTCCAGTAACTCCAAAAGTTCCTGCTACTGTACCATTTACATCTACGTCAAGTGTATCAATATGTGCAGTACCATCTATAAAAAGGTCTTTAAATTCTAGAGAGCTTGTACCTAAATCTATATCACTATCTGTTACTGGAGCTAATACTCCATCTGATAATCTAACTTGTTCTACTGCTGCTGAAGATACTTCAACAAAGAAGCCCCAAGTATTACCTGATACAGCAATTTTATTTAAAAAGTCTAAATCACCTATTGTATGAATATTACCACCATGTCCTGCAGTACCATCGTGTCTGTGTCCTGTAGAACCTACAGTACTTGAATGATATGCAAATGCATTGACTAGTTGATTGTATTCGTTATTAAATAAAGCTGCTGTGATAGTATCACCATCACTCATTGAACTTTGTCGTGTGTAACTGTATGCCATTGTTATTGTCTCCCTGAAGGTACGTAATCTATATATAAACCATTAACTGTATAAGGTGAGTTTTGATCATCACTAAATATTCTAAAATAATTACTATGTCCACTTCCCTCTACTACTTGTCTTGTTATCGGATCAGAAGCTGCTCCAAATACATGAGCTGCTGTAGCTCCAAAGACTGCAGTACAAAATAATGAAGGCTTAGCAACTGAAAGTGAATAATCTGAGGGTTGTGGTGTATCTGGATCATCAAAATTATATTTTACTCTTAAAGTAAATGAAAGCTCTCCTTCTGGTGTTGCTGAAATTTTAACGTATTTTAAAGTCTTTAATGTTCCTAAATCTCCATAATCTAAATCAGGAGTTTGATACTCAGCTACTATATTAGTTGCAGTACCTGATGTATCCAGTAAATTATCTCCTGTATCGTGATTAAATACTGCTCCTGCATAATCTCCATGATAGTACTTTTCAACTCCACTATAATTAAATCCTGAAGCTGCAGCAGAACTTGCATCTATTCCAAAAGTTTCTGACCATTGAAATTGTGTAAATCCTTGTTCGTTTGTTTTAAGTGTACCTATTATTCCTTCTGAAGCATCACCTGTAGAACTTGAACCATAATATAAGCGATATTGAGATTTATCTCGAATAACAATAGTGCTTATATTATAACTCCCTATATTATCTGCAATGTCTTTCATTACAGGTTGAATAGAACGACTAACTGTACCTAATTCAACGTCACCAATTCTTACTGTACCAGCTAATGTTCTTATTCCATCTGGTGCTAAGAATACTAAGTCACCACCAATTTCTTGAATACTCTTACCATCTAAACAACCTATATTCTTAGTAATAGGAACTACTGCAATACTTGCTGCAACATTAATATTTTCTAGTTTCCAAATACTATTTCTACAAAATATTATTAAGTCATCCCTAAAGCTTTTAAGTCCTACTACTTGATCATCAAGTTTAATACTTCCTGATCCACTTGAGGTAAAATCATCTATATCATTTGTTCCACTATAATATATAGTATTAGGTGTTGTTGATGCTCCTCCTACAACTAAATGCTTATCGTGCATTACACAAAACTTAGGATACTCTGTGCTGCTTACTGTAATTGTTTTAGCAAAAAAGGTACGATTACTTAATGATGAATCAGTACCTGTCATCTTAAAATAAAAAGGTAAAACACCAGAACCTTCGTCAGTAATAACTACTTCACCATAAGTTGTATCACCTTCGTAAGTTGCAAAATGTGCTAAACCTTGTGAAGTTCTAGCTGCAGCACTACGACCTGTAAAGGTACTATAGTTATCTCCACCACCTGCTACACTACCCATATTAATTTGTAACCAACTTTCTCCATCTTGGCTAAAATAAACATTAGTACTTGAACAAGCTATTACACCATCTGCGTAAACATGTAATCCTAATATATCATTATCTGTACTAGGATTAGCTGCACTAGCACCACCGAATGCCGAGAAGCCATTAATTCTTCGATAACCACCTGCTATATCAACTTCAAAGTTTCTTAATCTTGTAGCTGCTCCGGGTCTACGTAAAAGCTCAAAAGAACTGGAACTCTTATCAAGTCCTCCTTCACATGCTAGTGCGTATGGTTGTGATGGCATTAGATATGATCCGTTGACATATAATTAGGTGTAGGATTCATTAATGCAGATCGCATTTGTTTCAATCCTTTTTTATAATCTTCTAAAGCAAAGGCTGCTTGTTGTGGAGCATCTTTAAACTGATGAAAATGATAACGAGCTCGTGCCATTAATACTGGAGAATAGACATCTGGAAAAACTGTTGCATCTCCGTGAGCATCTAATGCTGTTGGTAAATCCCAAGCAAAGAACCAAACTCGATAAACTTTATCAGGTATTGGACTTACTCCAAATTTTCTAGCATCAGGACTTCGGATAACAAATTTAGGTTCTCCATAATTTTGAGTATCTGCATCATCTATATTCTCAGATTCTCTTAAATGATCTTTCCATTCTTCAGTAGTAACAAATTTTAAATTTTGACTAGTATAAGGAGAACTTGCTCCACTTACACCAATCGTAGTTAGATAAAAGTTATCCCAATCTACTGAACCATAATCTGCTGTAATACTAGAACTAGATTCTTTTAATTCATACCACCGAGTTCCTGCATGCTTGTCA